AGTGACGCATAATCGGTAATGGTGGCCATCAGAGCGTGCCTTCTTTAGTGCGGAAGGGCTTGGATTCCTCGCGCTCAAGGAACCACTTCAGAAACTCGTTATCGCCGTCTTTCTCACGCGGGGCGACTTTGGAGTACCAGACATTCAACGGAACACTCGCCACCTTGACCAGTGGCACGCCGTTCTTGTCGGAACCGGAACCCTGCGTCCAGCGCTTGTTCTGGCTATCCATCCGCTCTTGATGGTTCTTAACCAGGAGCGCGGTTTCATGCAGATATTCGGTCTTCCGCACGAGGATAGGCTGGCCGGTGACTGGGTGCGTTCCCCGGCCAACGTAGCGACGATATTCCGGCGTCACTTCCTCAAGTTCCCACACGCAGTTTGCGGCGTCTTCGGCGGTGATCGGAATAACGGCTTCACTCATCAGAGATAAACCTCTGCAATCTTGTTGGCCCGCATCTGACGCCCCTCGTCTTCGGGGACTTCAATCACGGTGCCAGCCCAAATCTTTTTGGCATATCCGACGCCAGCAAGCTCATGCGGCATCATTTCGCCGGGCACCCATTCCTCTTTCTGAAGGATGGTAATCTGGCCAGCGGCGTTCTTTACCTTCTTTTCCGGCTTGGTATGGCCGACGATGGAAACAAGGTGCTTGGGTACGTAATGGCGTACCAGTTCCATCTTGACGGTCTTGATGGGCTCGGGCGCAGGGGCCGGAGCGGTGTTCTGGTCGAGGGCGGCTTGTGCCACAGGTTCGATCCTTTCGGGGGTTGAAGAAGTAGAGGGGGCCGAAGCCCCCTCTTTGTTGCGCTGATAGACGCCACGCGGCATGGATTACACAGCCGCAGAGAACGGCGTGGCCTCGACGCCTGTGCACAGCAGAGCGCCGCGCAGGGACCAGAAGCCAGCCACGGCGTCTTCCAGTTCCACGTAGGAACCGCGAAGGCCACCAGTGGTGGAACCGTTCATGGTGATGGTGTCGGTGGTGGACGAGGTGGGCATCGATGTGCCCGCAATGTCCGTGGTCAGGTGGATCGCACCCTGAATAACGTCGGTCGAGTTGGCCACCTGAATGATATAGTTGTTCGAGGTGACGGTCGTGTTGACGTAGATGCGATACTTGTTGCCCTTGCCGGTTGAAGCCGGGAGGGTAACGGTGAGACCAGCAGCAGCCGACAGCGTGATGACGGTATTGAGGTGCGAATCCTCGTTGAGCGTCGTGCTGGCGGTGATGTTGATCGGCTGAAGAACTTCGGCCATGTTCGGTTCTCCTTACGAGGACGCGCTGATGCCGTAAAGATCGGCAGCGCAACCGTGAGCCGCTTCGTTCTTCACGATGAGGGCATATTCGGTGAGCAGCACGCGCTTTTCGGCGTCGCCGGTTTTGGCCGGTTTGACGAGCTGAATGTCATCAAACACGCCGAGCTTTACCATCTTGGGATCGACCAAGAAGGCGTTGCGGGCGACCGCTGCACCTGCACGCGCCATTTGACGGTTAGGAACAACCGCAATCGTTCCGAAGTCAGACAGGTACATGTCCGCCGCCGCGACGATGGTGGTCTGGCCCTTGCCCTTTGCTTCAAACCGCTGCTGAGCAACGTTCGTATCCGACATGAAAGTCGAAAACACCGTCTTGGCGTACGGAGAAAGCATCAGGGTTTTGGGAGAGCCGCCAGCATTGTAAGCCGACAGGATGGTCGCATCCAGGATAGCCTTGGTGAAGGCCCGCTGAGTGCCGTTCGTCGCAGCATCGACAACGCCAGTGCCGCTATTGAAGCCGCCAGACGAGCCGCCCGAACCCATGCTGTCGTTTGTCGCCAGCCAAGCACGGAAACCGCCAAGCTTGCGATTTGTCGCGCCGTTTCCAGAACCAGCCGTAGAGGCTTGGTTGGACAGGACGATTGCCTCCATGTCGATGCGAAGCTCAACACCCTTCTTGGCGACTTCACGCGCCAGTTCGGACTTGCGGCCAGCTTTCGAGGTTTTGTCCTGCGTACGCGAAATCACGATTTTCTTATCGGAAATCTGCGTATAGTTGCCAACGCGAGCGGTCGGCGTGACCGCGTCATAGGTCCAGTCGTTACCTTCCGGCTGGTTGTTGTTGGTATCGACAGAGCCGAGCGCGTCGGTCTGCCATTCAGGGTGCGTAGACTCAACCGGCTTACGCCCGATCAGACTCAGGAACGGAGTTTCCTCCGGCGTGATCTGATAAATGCGATCCGCGAGTTCTTCGCGATTACCTACGGCGTCGTAGGTTTCGTAGGTATTGCTAACCTGTGCCATGTGTTTGTTTCCTTAGAGATCGAGGTCCATGAGCGCGCTCACACCGGCGTCAAAATCGCCGGTATTGCGCAACTGCTCTTTCCTCACGGTCTGCTCACGGGAAACTTTCGCTTTCGGGTCCATGCGCTTCTGTCCCGTCATCACGGGCTTGGACTGCACATCACGCTTAACGGATGCAAGCTGCTTGCGCGCCCTGCGATAAGCCGCGAGATCGCGGAATATCGGATAGAGGCGATGGTCAATTGCCTGATCCAGCTCCTCTTGCGAGAAACCATATTCAGACATTGTCTCGACGGCATCCGTCCAAAACTTCCGATACACTTCCGGCTTTTTCAGTTCCGGCATGGTGTCAAGAAGTCTCTGGGATTCCGCCTTGCGCAGTTCTTGCTGCTGGCGCTGTTGCTCGCTTGCCATGCGGGCCTGCTCGGCCTGCGAGAAGTGTTGCAACTGTGAAAGCGCGCCAATCCGTTCGTCGTAATCAGCCTTCATTGCCGCGTATCGGATCGGATCGAAATTTGGAGAACTTTGGTCCAACATCGAGCGATCCGGCTGCTGCGGAACGAACTGCTGAGCAACCTGGAAGATTAAGTCCCGCTGCTCCTGTAAGGTGCGAGCGTATTGTTCCACTTCGGCCTTCTGAGAAGCCAAGGCTTGACGTTCCTTGGCGTTTTCCTGCGTGCCGCGTGTGAACGATTGCTGAGAGAGATAACCCCGCTTAAGGTCTTGAACGGAGATCACAGTCCCGTCTTTCAGGCGCACTTTTGCAACATCAGATGCAAAGCGTCCCGAATCGTAGTCCTGAGGTCCGTCTTTTTCTTCGTCGGTCTTATCCTCAGGCGCTTCCTCAGAATCGTCAGCTTCCGGCTCTTCGCCTTCCGCTTCGGTTTCCTCGGCCTCGCCCTCTTGGCCGCGATCTTCCTCTTTGAGTTCCGTTTCCGGGTCATTCAAAAGATCGGTGATGGCATCAACGCCGCCCTCAACGGACAACGCCTCTTCGCCACCAGTCCCGTCAGGGAGATTGGTGTCAGTCATTCATTTTCCTTTTGTGGTATGCAAGCGGGCCTACGCGTAGGGGCTTGCTGCTTCCTGCTCCGGTCCTTCTGACGCCACAATGTAGCGATCAAGAACCGCGCGGATTTCGTTTACCACTGCCGCCCTCTGTTGAAGGCGCAGGATCATTGTCTTGTCGTCAGCATTAGCCAGAGCCAGTTCGGCTAATGTCTCGGCGCGAATATCATCGAGCGCCTTTATGAAAATCGGATCAGCCTTGAGCCTTTCTGCTTCCTTGGCGAGATATTCAGATTTCATCCCGGCTCGCCTCCCGGCTCAACACCAGATGTGGCGCCGCCATTGTTCGCCACTGTGGAAACCAGCCCAAGCTCCCGCTTCATGTCCATTTCGGCATAGGCAAGTTCTCGCTTCATCGCGAGTTCGGCATTCAACTGCTCACGCTTCATTTGCAATTCAGCGTCAATCTGAGCCAGCTTTCGCTCATGTTCCATTTGCTGTTCATTGGCGCGCAGCTGATGTTCGGCCTGCATTTTCTGGGCCGCTATCATCATATCGGCTTTGGCCTTCTCCGCGTCGGCCTGAATTTTCATCTGGGCCTTTTGCATTTCAGGATCGGGCTTCTGCGAAGATGCCGACGCCTGCTGCTTCATACGCTGAATTGTCTCGTCATTCATATCGATAAAGAACTGCTCAGGGTTCTTAATCCCCGCGCTTTCAGTCAGCTTTGTCAGCGTCAAATTGATCTTAGGCACCATGTCCAGCGCCTGTTCAACAAAGCCAGCCGCCCCTAGCCTGTCCGTCATAGCAATCTGGCCGCTCAAGATCGTGTTCAGCATCGCCATGTCACGATCGCGCGAGCCGGTTCCAAGGCCGATATTAACCGTCACATCCATGTCGGCATTCCACGAACGCGGGTCCATTTCAACCCATTCGTCGCGGATCCTGATGACGCGAGGCCGGTCCTGATGCTTGACCGTCAGTTTCAGGATTTGACGGAAGACACGCTTCCAGCCTAGTTCGGCCTGATTGCGCGCGATCAACTCAATCTGAGAATAGGCCGAATCCTTTTGGTTCTGGTTCGCCGTCGCAGTCTGGTTTTGAAGCGCCTCAGGATCGAGCGCCATAGTGGAACGCGAGACGCCGGTGCGCATCTCCCGGACATTGTCGAAGTGCTGCAATCCAAGCAGCGCCTTGTCCCCGACGAATGGAATAGGCAGCGCGGTCGGAACCGGCGAACCCTTCTTATAGATGACCGTTCCGCCGAATCGCGGGCTGCGAAGCATTTCCGGGTTGATAATTGATTCGTGTTCCGCCGCCGTCATCGGGTTGTTCACCCAATAGAGATTGTCAAGGAACTGACGTGTCAGAACAGTCTTGACGCGCTGAATGTCTAGCGTGTCGTCAGTAACCGACCGGGCATCCCAACGATGCGGAACAGGTTCGCATGGAATGTCAGAAAATGGCACATCATCGTCCCATACTTCCCAGTCCAGCAGCTCGCCAGCGCCAGAACTACCGGCATAGAAAGCCCTGATCGTTTCCGCGATCCCGTCACCGTCAACGTCTGCCTTGACATAGCACTCAAACAATTCAACCAACATCATTGAATTGTCGCCAGCCATATTGAACGAATATCCGGCGTCGCCGTCCCGCGATATACGCTCCTGCCTCATGCTCGAAAATCGGTCGGCAGGAAGCCCCTCAACAAGCTCCTTATCAAACCCAAACCGGATTAGATCGGATCGGGTTACATCGCGACGATGCGCGCAGAACCTTGCATCCTCGATGCTTGTCGCCTCGCGATCCAGCAGAAAATCCTCAGGCTCGATACACTCGATTCTCAACCGCCCGCTTCGAACAACCCTCTTTAACTTCACGTCATAGGTCGGGATCGGAACCTCAACCATGCCGCCCGCTTGGTCAGGAACCGCCATGAATTGCGGTTCGCCCTGCTTCTGGGCTGCAATTTCAACCTCAGGATCGGATTGCAAGAGCGCGATCTGTTCCTCAGTCACGCCGGAATGTTCGGTGACTTTTATTTCTTCCGAACTATCCCACCAGTGCTTGATGATACCATTGCCAAGCAACAAGGAATCGTGCGTTCCGTCCCACAGAATGCGGTATCCCTCATTCTCTTTGAAAAAGAGATTATTGATATAGTCTGTTGCCTGCTTTGCAAACGGCTCGTCGCCCGGCTTCTCAGGCTCATAGAGCGCCATTTGATCGGACGCGGTAAACACCCTGATAATGCCGGGAAGCATCCAGCCTATCGTATCAGCCACGTCGCGGGAGACAACCGACGACCGGTTAGGAAGTGACGGCGTATCGCTCATTTCACCGCGATAATACTCAAGCGCGCGTGATCGTTTTGAGGACAGTTCTGTATCGTCATAGGTCAGAGATGAACGGATTTCATTGGAGAGGAGAGACTTAATCCCTTCCTCGTCTAGCCGCTCATTCATCAAACAACCCATTCATCGGATTCATTTTCTTTCGTGCGGATTGACTGGCGAGGTTCTTCATATGAAATGCACATCAGCCCAAAAGCATCTGAGCCATGACTTGACCAGTCATGCTCAGGCCCCAGCCCTATATCCCTGTTCTCGTCCAGCTTCTCGTGATACCAGCCAAGCGCGTCACGTCCGGCCTGCGTGCTTTCCTCGTCAAACCAGATCGACGAAAACAGGCGACGCGCCGATTCAATTCGCATCTTGGCGGCCCCCTTTCCCTGATTTGGAATGACAGTCACGTCATAGCCAGCATCGCGGAACGCGCTCTCAAACGAAACGTCAATCACGCGGTCGTTGGTCTCGCCGTCGTGCGGGAGAACGATGTCAGCCCGCTTTGGAGAATATCCTTTTGAGTGCAGCCACTCGATATGCGTTGCAAGCGGCTGTCCCTGCGCCTCGTAATAGTCTCGGGTCCTGATCTCACGCCCGATGAATTGCGCCGGCCACATGGTAAAAGCGTCGGCACGGGCGCCGGTACCGCCAAGATCGCAAAACACCTTGACCCGCAACAGAGGATCAAACGCGACACGCCCAATCCGACCCTGCTCCTTTG